CATTTCTTTATCGCCTTTGGCTTTGGCTTGTTTTATTAATTTTTCCCAAGTTTCTCTATTTGGGATTTGTAATGTTTTTGACCACTCGTCGTCGGTAGGTGTTAATGTATCCATAAGTTCTGGTTCTTCTTTGTAGCCCATTACTTCTGCTACTTTATTATTGATTTTTTCAATAAATTGTTTTGCAGGATTAATGTAACGTTCCCCATAATCTTTTTCAACCATAGTCAAGATAGCAGTTTCACCTTTTGGAAACTGTCCTGTTGTATAATCAAAATAGCTTAAAATAAATTCACTTAGTGGTGTCTGAGGTTTTTCAGATTCCATCTCTGTTTCTTTCTGTGTCTTTTTAAATGTTTCAGGATCGCCTGTGCCGCCGCAGTCTGGACAACTCTTTGGACAACTACTATCACATTCATCTGACTCACTAAACTGTCCCATTAATTCTTCAAATGCGTTTTCAATTTGTGATTCGTAACTTCTAAATCCACCTGGTGGTAAACCTCTACTTGCGCCATCTCTGCCAGTGCCCATTGAATAAGGAATTTGAATAACTTGACCAACTTGTATTTGTCTTGGATTAGAAATGTTATTTAATTCCATAATATCTTTTACAAATTGTTGAACATCACCGCCCATGTTATTTTGATCATTGAACATCTGTGCAATACTAAACAGTGTCATACCTTGGCGTACTTTAACAGTTTCAGCAGGACGATCAATGTTATCTAAACTTCCTCTTGGTGCCGATGTATTTGGATTATCTTGTGGCGTTGGTGCATCTGGTTGAGCGTCTCGAGGTGGTGTCGGTGCATCCTCGTCGGTTGTACCAGAGCGTGTCATCCATCCTGAATTTAATTCTTTGCCAATATCAGTAATAGTTTGTTGATCAGCAGCATCTACTTGCATATTGTTTTTTCTAATTTCGTTGTATAAACATACTCTAGGATCATTTAAACATCCATGCGTTAAACGTTGAATTCTATAATCGTCATACCCATTTGAGCTTAGTATGCTTGTCATTAATTCTAATTGAGCATCATATTGTGCCATACGTTCTCTGTCCGCTTGGCGATACTCTTCCCATTTACTCTTAATCCAGTCAATTATACCTTCTTCTAAATCTTCTGGCCCAATTTCTTTTGCACGAGTTGCTTCACTTACAAGTTTGTATATGTACGGAAATACATCTTGTAGTTCTTCATTAAATTGTTTGATAGTTAATTGATCAATCCAATTTTCTGCAACATCTTCTGGAACATCTTCTACTACCGGTGCTTCAAAACTTTCAAAAGCTTCTTTATAGAATGATTCTTTTTGTAATTTAAGAATGTCTTTTTTAATTGTTTCCATTCTTTCTCTAACAATACTAACATAGTCAGCTAGACTTTCTGCCATTACAGAACTTCTACCCATATAAGATTTAAATTTACGTAACTTAGATAGTTCTTCTGATAGTCCTGTAATATGCTTGCCAAAGTCATCATAAGGATTACCTCCTTCAGCAACGTGACGAGCCATTGCTCTTGCACCACTTAGGTGTTTATAAGGATATTTAAATCTTTCTCCATCGGGAGATTCGATATATATCTTACCTATCTTTTGGCTTCTTGCTGATGAACTTTCTGTATTAATTGCTTGCGAATGCTTTATAGAAAGTTTAGCATTTCCAATCTTTTGGAAACTTGTCTTATTTGTTCCGTACATAGTTGACTCTGTCATTTGTTCTTCCTCAGGACGATTTGTTGCTAAAAATTTATAATCTCTTCGATTTAGATTTGATTTTGTAATGTTTCGTGTATCAAAATTTAGCATACGTTTTTTGCTAAATTGACGTAATTCTTTTAAGAAATCGTACCAATTATTTTTTGTTGTTATATCTTCGTTTGCAACAAAGTTGTCGCTATACATAACACTTAAACTATCTTCATCAATTGATACACTAACCTTGCCTAGTGTTTTTTCTGATTGTTTATATTCAAAATCGAAATAACGTGCATCTGATGGCACATTAGTTACTTGTCCGTTTTCGTCGCCGATTGTAACACTCGGAAAACGTCCTCGTATTTTATTAAATAGATCTTCTGCAATTTTTTCAAGGTTTTTCATATTAATATTTATCTAATAGTTGCTGCTTATGAAGATTGGCATAGGAGCATCGTAATCTTCAAAATCTTCCGCCTGATTAAAGGTATTGTAGACCCTAGGATCCCAATCCTTTAATACATCCATCATCCTAATAGCAAGTAATGTTGCACTTACTAAGTCGTCTGTCATGCCTACTTTTGCTTGATAACTTGATCCAGTTGCAACATAGCCTTTTAGTTCTGAAATAAAAGGTTTTGATTTAACAATCATTTTATCATTTTCAATCATAGTTTTTAAACGGCTGCAAGCAGTAATCTTTGTGCTATGTGTGGTATTAAATCCTTTACGAAATTTTCTTACGTGTCCTTTTCTAATAGGTTCAGACACAAAAAGTCCAGGTATATTTTCTTCCCCAAAATCGTTTATAACGATCAGTGCTGCTTCACCAATGCCATTGTTTTCAACACTCCAATATATACCTTGAGGATTTTGAGTTTCATCATTTATATATTTGCATATATCTGCTAGTATACGTATTTGTCCCGGAATAGCAGTTGTATTGTGCTGCCACTCTGCTACTTGTTCGTAAGTAGGTAGTTCTATAACCTGTATTGCAGCATAGTCGCCGCCTGTGCCCATACTAGGATCAAGTGCTACTGCATATGTATACTGGCTTGTTGGTTTTTTGTACCAACGTGTTTGTCCCATATTAAGTATAGGACTGGTTCCTTCCATTGCACTAAGTTTAATAGAGTTAATTAGTGTTTCGTCGAATACTAAGAATTCACAACCATATTCACGTCTAAATTTTTCTTCACCAATACGTCCGATTTCAGCATCACGCCATTCTTCATCTCTGTCAGGGTGTTCTTCCCAACTTGCCCTAAAACTATGAAATCCATTTATACCTACGTCACTTTCATTACCATATTCGTCAAACTTTTGTTCTGCTTGTTTCCAAATAGTAGCAAAAGTATCTTCGTCTGAGTTAGGTGTACTTGTAATAATAGCACGACCACCAGTTGCTAGTGTAGGTGAAATAGAAGTCCAAAACTCTTCCGCAATGTTGGGCATAACAAACGCAAACTCGTCACAGTATAGTAGCGAGATAGACATACCACGTCCTGTGTTGCCTGTTGTTGTTTGCGACACAATACGTGATCCGTTTTCAAATTCAATACTACCTTTGTTATAACTTGTAACACCTGCACGAATATGATCTGGACACGTTTCATACACATAGCGAATACGTGACATAATCTCTTGAGCACCTGTATACTTGTGTGCAGCAATAAGTATAGTTTGATCTGAATTAAACATAGCATACCACGCAAGATATATAGCAGCACAAGTTGTTTTGCCTGTTTGACGTGGCATCATATTAATATTAAATCTATATGTATGATAACTATGCATCAACCTTAATTGATATTCGTAAGGATCAAATAAAAGTTTACCTTTTACTGGATGTTGAATATAGGCAAAGTGTCTTGCAAAATGCAAGTAACCTTCGTCAGGATCCATACACTTAGCAATGTCTTCTATTTGTGCATTAGTGTAAGTTTCTTTTTGATTTGCTTTTTTGGTTAAAACACCGTCTAAACTTTTTGACATATTGTATTTAACCAAAAAAATAGGCACCGTAGTGCCTATTTGATCCCGCTCCCCATCGTAGCTAGTTTATTTTTTCCTACAAGATCCTTTTTCGCCTCGCTTCTTGCCTGGTACTTTTTCGTATCCTGTCCAACACTTTTTGTATATTTTGCTGTTGCCGTGTCTTTCGCCTTCAGCTGTTATTTTTTCTTTTTTTTTGAATGCGAACTACCACAAGATGATTCTTGTGTTTTCTTTTCCTGTAATGCTGCCCATAGTTGTTTTTTAATTGACTCAACTGCCATTGCATTATCACCTGGTTGAGCTGCCTTGTATTGTTTCTTTTGTCTATTAATACCGCCTGAAAGATCTTTAGTCATAAACTTATGATCTCTATATTCTTCTTCTGGCTCATTAACATAATCTTCGTCTACATCAATATCTTCTACACTACTGCATGTTGATTCTTCTGGTTCTGGGTCTGCCATCATTTGACGCATCATTGCCATATCCATTTCTTGATCATTATGTGTAGGTTCTTGAGTAGGAGCTCCCCCTCCCATTATTTTTAGTAGTTGTGCAAGCTCATCGGGCGAGTCTGAAGTTATTGATACTGATTCGTTTACTATTTCATTTTGTTCGGTTGTATTAACTGAGTAGAACGATTCTAAAATACTTTTCATGCTGCTTTTATCTGCTGCAACACTAGTAGACTTTGTGCCTTTTTCTGCTGCATCAAAATTTCTTAAAATGTTTGCCATATCCATATTGTTTAACTCCCTACAGCACTTGTGCTGTTTTCTGTGTTGTCTATATCTTTAGATTCGCCTGCTTCAATACCTTCAATAGGACTATTTGTATTTTCTTTACGAGCTGTTTCTAATTCTTTAAGTAAGTCCATTACACGGTTGCCGCCTACTGCTTCTTGTGCAGATGCTCCGCCCATGTCTTCTGTTGCTAATAATGGTTCATACTCTGTATCTTCTTGTGCTGACTGATCTAGTTCTACAGGTTCACCTGGAACTCTTACAATAATATGAGTATGATCGATTCCGCAGCAATCTGATAGATAGCGTTCTAATACATGTGCAGTTGTAGGATAAGTAACTTCTGCATCGAAATGATGCACTTCCATATTCTGTAGCTGGGGGAAATCCATGGGTTTTTCTTGTATAGGTGTTCTCTTAGGACCTGTTAAATTAACTAGGTCAAATTTTTCTAAATTAGTTCTAAGACTGTTTTCACACCCTTCTGGTAAATCACCTGCAACTCTAATAATAAAGTTGTAAGTCTTTTTTGATTCTGTTAAAATTTCACTAAACTTGCGCATGTTTGTTATCCCGTTATATGTTATTTATCTTTATCTAGCCCTTTTAGACGTTCTAACAGACTATTACGGTCAGTGACAACATAGCCTTCGCCATTAATCATACCGTCGTCTCCCGGGCCACTATCTTTGTCCATTTTTTCTTTTTTAAGTTGTAGCTCAATCATTTTAAGTTTTTTATCTAATTTAGCAGTTTTTGCATCTAAACTAGTTTTAAGCATATTACCTGCAACTTCAAAAACACGCCCACTATAACGACTTTCAACATTCATACCTAAATCCATTAAATCGTCGTATGCTGTTAATGCTCTTTGTGCAATATCTTCTAGTTCTGCATCTGCTTTATCGCCTAAACCTTTAACTTGAGGTAATGCCGCAGCAATTTTATCAAACTCTGCAATATCACGCATAGTTTCTTGCTGACGTTCTAAATCGTGAGCTTTTTGTTCTTTTTCTTGTTCCTCTGCCTGATTCATTATATCGTTGTTTTCGGGCAGATTTAGTAATTCTTCTAATTTTTTGGTCATTATCCTATACCATTATATGCTAGTATTATTTATCTACGTTTGCCTTGATGGAATATATCTCCTTCATTTATAACACGAAAGTATATTCCTTTTTGT